GGGCGCTAGAACACGCAAAGGTTGTGGCGATCTCATGCCGGGCCTCAAAAAAATATTCGGGAGGGTGGGGCTGACACGGATGGGGTGCGCCCCCAACACGGATGCGGTGCGCCCCCAACACGGATGCGGTGTGACCAGACGGCTACAGCGCATGAAGCGAGAGACGAGATGGGGCCGTCAGCCAGCCGGATGGAACCATCGTCTTCGGGGGTGGCCCCAGGGGGCCTAGTCCAGGTGAGCCGCGCTGGCTGCTGATTGTCCGGGAGGTAGGCTCCTAACCAGACCAGACGGCTACAGCGCATGAAGCGAGAGACGAGATGTCTCGTTAGGATCTAGACCCGCGCCGCACTGCGTCTCTTAACCATCGTTTCGACCCTGATGAGACGCAAATAACGTCTCGTCGTCTTGTGTGCCTGGGGTATACCCAAGCGAGACGAAGCGGTTACCGTCTTGTGTGCCTGGGGTATACCCAAGCGAGACGAAGCGGTTACTCGGCTTCCGGCTTTGGCAAACGGCGCGTGATCGGTGCGACCGGCACCAGCTCAATGCGCGTCACAATCGGCGCGTCGGGGTTGCCGACTAGCTCTTGAGTGACTTTGTCGCCGTACTGTTTCGGCAGCAGCTTGGAAAGCATCCACTTGCGGCTGTCGACCTGTAGCCGCTGTTTCTGAACTAAAGCATTGTCCGCTTCACCATTAAGACCAATACACGACGCATCACTAATGGCGATTACTTCATCCGCCAAGCGTTCAAGGCCGATAGCTTTCGCGCGCGCGTATCTTTCCGCAAACGGTGTCGCGCCATTTCTAATCGGTTCTCTCTCAATAGCCCACGATCGCACTGTACTCGCAGGTGGCAGATGCACCTCGCGACAGATATCTTCGAGCCGTTCGCCGGCAGCCAGCCTGTCGAGTATTTCCCCGGCTATTTCTTCCGAGAACGTCCACTGCCGGCCGCGACTGCGTTTGGGTGGCGGGTCGATCGCGTCGGCGATACGACGAAGTTCACGCTGCAAGGTCAGCGTCCCGCTCCCCCTCGCCCGCGCGCGCGAGCGCGCACAATTCCTTTAGCAGCGCGATAATGGCATCGAGCTTGGCGAGCATGGCCTCGACGTCACCGTCGCGCATCAGGGCGCCCGCACATAAATCGACATAGCGTAGCTTTTTACCCTTGCAACTCGACGTGGCGTCAACTATCTTCTGTCTTGTCAGACAGACACACCCCGAACCCGGAGCACATCAAAATGACCACGTACACACTCGTCATTGCAACATCACCCGGCACAACCCTGCTGATCGGCTCCCCGGTAGACGGCGACCAGGCCGGCGTTAACCAGGCGATCGCCGGGCACCGCGAGATGGAACGCGAAGATCACATGGGCTACGACGATGACGACGAGCATCGCGACACCGCAGGCGCCGATATTGAATTGATCCCCGGCTGCACCCTGACCGATGACGAGCCGGAAGACGAAGACCGCATCGTGTGGCAGGGCCACGAGTACGGCTGGCTGATCGACGAAGACGGCAACCCCTACAAATACGCAATTCGATGACCGGCCCCGAACTCCGCACCGCCCTCAAATCCCTCAGCCTCCGTCAGACTACACTGGCGGAGGTTTTGGGCGTGTCGCCGAACACCGTTCACCGCTGGGTGAAAGGCGATATGGCAGTGCCACGATACGCGAGCGCATATGTGGCGCTGCTGCAACTGTTAGCTACCCGCAATCCCGGTGAATAAACACATCCGGAACTACCGGATCTGGTGTCGGACCGCACCAGCAATCCGGTGAAGAAATGTGTTCCCGACCGTGCAAATCGTCACCTTGCGCGGAGCTCTCGTGCGCCAGCGCGAGCACCGCAGCATTGATGTCCGCGACATAGCCCTCGCAACAATAGCCGAACCCGACCCCGCCGCAGGCTGGGCACGGCTGGGGCGGCTTGGCATCCGCCAGATACCCGGTGCCGTGGCAAGCCTCGCAGATCATATTCCCGCCTTTGCCCTCAAAATCCCCTAGGAAGCAGAATGTCCACCAATTACAACGCCAATCGGCGCAGTCAACGCGAACGCCGGGCGGTCCTTGAAACTTTGCGCAAACAGCTTGGCGACAAGCTATTTGCCGATTTCATGATCGACCGCTACGCCGAAAGTGGCCCTACAATCTCAGTCGCGGACCTTCCTTGCCTCGTCGGGGTATGGCTCATAAATCGCCCTGGAAGCCCGCCAGATGGGGTAAAGGTTTTGACGGGCAAAACCACCAGCGAAACGCTTTAGCCCCACTGGCGGCCACGGCATGCGATTTCTGAGGCATCGTAGCTCGAAGTTCTTGCCCGTCGGGGCAAGCTCGGCGGACGGGTCGGGCTTGGGGGATGGGCTGATATGGGGATCATCGAACCCGCCCCACCCGCCGCCGGCATGGTCGCAACATGCACCTAACCCCCTATCTGGTGATAACCGGCCGTGTCAAGCCGAAATGTAGCGCCAGCACTGGCAATGTGGCCATCAGCACGCCTTTAGCGGCACCGGTGCCGCGGCCGCCGATCCAGGTCTGCCGCTGGGCCCAGGCCGAGAGGCTCTCGTCCCGCCCGAGGACGTCCCAGGCGAGACTGCCCATCGGACTGCCGAGACCGCCGAGCGCATCGAGAGCGCGACCGAGTTGGTGGCGGGCGCGTTCGCTGCCGCTGCCATCGCGAAGCTGCCCGCCGCTGCGCACCCGCAGCAGATCGGCTGCCTGCAGCGTCGGCACCGCAGCTCTGCGGGCGATTTCACCGAACTGGATACCGGCGGCATGTTCCTGCGGCCCGATCTCGCGCCGGGCCAGCAGGTTGTCCAACAGGCTGCGACAGTGCCAGGGGTGGCCGATCGCACCGGAGCTGTCGGCGACAACCACACTGCGGGCGATATTGCCGTGCTGTCGGCGCTCCGGTGTGGGGTTGAGGGTTCGCGTCAAAACCGGACGCCTTCCGGGATTGGTTCGCCTTCAACCTCGTGCCTGTCAAAATCCTCATCGTCGAGCGGTTCCGCCGGTTGTTTCGCTCTCACGCTTTGCACCAGTACGCCCGGGAAAGTTTCCTTGGCTAACACGATCTCGGGAAACTTCTCAATCAACCGCGCGATCTCTTCGACCGTCCATACATCGACATATCGTCCGGATCGTACTGTGGCAAACGCATCCGGGAGCGTTTTACACAAAGCAACAACCCGGCCATCGGATAAATTTATCTCCCATATTTCCGGGTCGATAGGTTTAGCTCCCATTTTTGTTGCCGCGTGATCGAGTGCTTCCCACCCCCGGCGCATTGCCGCACCCGATTGGCGAACCCGTTCGACATCACCATCCGTTATTGCTTCGTTGAAACGCCTCACTTGTCGGCGAAACTTCGTCCGTAGTTCATCGTTCACCAGCAGTTCCAATCTTCCAACACCCCATTTCGCTTCCCGCTGCCGCGCCGCCTCGTCGGCGCCGTCGACGATGCTGCTAATTGCATCGTACACATGTGGGTTGGTTTGTTTATTGCTCATTTCAGTTTCTCAACTTTTGAAAGAAGAGGATCGGCGACCTGTCGGGGCCCATCCGGCGCAGCTGCTGCCGCAGCTCCGCCAGCTCGTCGGCCGGGTGCCTGTTGTCGCTCGGCTTCGCAATCTCGGTCATCCCCGTTACTCCTGGATTGCCCATACGCCGTTACGGTGGGGCCCCCCCTAAGAAGGGGGACCCCCCACTGTCGTAACGGCAAGGTCAATAGGGCCGGTCCGTAACGTAACGTTACGCACGCACGTATTTGTGACCTCTAAAGCAGCCACAGCCTCTCCTTGTTAATGCCGATAATTCCCTTATTTGCCAACGATGTTAGAGCACGGAACAGACGCGCGCGTTCGGCCCCGTTCAAAACCGTAACGCCGACCGTAACGTCAAGCTTTCCGCGCCTGATTAGCCAGTCTCGCAAAACCTCCCGCGTTACGGTTATTAAAACGGGCATTCCTCGCTCCGGAGAAACCAATTCGGTGTTATCGCCGCGATTGAACAGTTCCCGGATTTCGTCCATGAACCCCCGCTCGGTCTCTGTCATCCGGACGGTTTTCGGGGTCTCGGGAGCCTTAATTTCATTTACCACACAGCTTGTAACCTCCTTGCCGCGCCTGTTCGCACCCAGGGAAATCTGCTTTAGCTCAAACGCGAACTCACCCTCTAGCTCAAGTTCCCGTTGTTTCTTAACACAGGCTACACTGCAGTCCGAACCCTCTGCCCGAGTAATCTCGATTTCGGTATCGGTGGCTGCCCGCAGTGACGAATGCCCTCGCGCCCCTTTGGCCTGGTCCTTCCCAGAATGATGTACAAACACAACATGCGCTCCCGTTTGCTCTCTTATTCGGTCCGCCGACTTAACAACTCTTCCCATATCCTCTGATGCATTCTCGTTACCGCCATTCATGGCTCGCGACAGGGTATCGATCACCACCAATCGAACCGGCATACCGATCCTTTTTGCTGCCTCGATTATTAAGTCGATAAGGGGGCCGGTATCGGCATTCTCATCCAGCATATTGATCGAGCACGGCACGATCCCAAGCGGAACGCCTTCACTACCAACATTATAATGCACACGTAAGGCGGCCAGCCGATTGCGGATGCCAAAGCCGCCCTCTAAGGCGACATAGATAACTCCACCGGCTTCGATCTCCCGGCCTCGCCATCTTCGCCCCGCAGCGATATGGAAAGCCAGGTCAGTTATAAAGAATGTCTTACCGCAATTGCTTTCACCATAAAGCACGGTGAGGCCCGCCTCGCACAAGAGCCCTTCGACAAAATCAGCGGCGCTGAGGTTTGGCTTGATATCGGCGAACCACTCCAGCGGCAACGGTGTTCGGCCTGGCGGGGGCGCATTAAAATCCTCCTCCTCCGGGTCCGGTGTATCGGTCTTCTGCCGCCAGGTGCGGATCATGTTGTCGATCTGACCCAGCGTCCCGCCGTCGCTGACAGGCTTTAAGAGACTGATCAGGTAGTCCCGGATTAGCCAGTCGCGGTGTCCTGTCGAGATCAGGTGATCGATCAGGGCCATCGCGTTGTTGTGTAATTCGACCCCGGCCTTGATGTTGCGAACATAGATTTCGGGGTCGACGCGGCCAGCTTCAAAATCGGGTCTGGCGCGCTCCTCGCGGCTGGCCTCACCGGTCTCGCGATCCCGGGTCTCTCGGGCGTTACCCATCCACGGGAAGGCGGTATAGAGCGCCTCGCTGGTGACTGGGTCGCGTTCCTCCTCGTGATCGTAGAGCGTGCGGATCGTAACCTGCTCGACGTGATAGCCGCGCTCGGCTTTCTTGGCGTTGGGATAGCTGACGGTGCCCGCTAACCGCATGACGCGGGGCGGATCGATTACCGGGTCGCTATCGAAATAATCGGCAATCGCCCGCTGCTGCCGCGACCAGGCTTCGAGGTTGTACACCGGCTCATCCAGCTCGAAATACGGATGCACCCGCGGGTTGGGCACTCTGCCGGTCGTGACGGCAAAACTGTAGGCGACCGGCGTCTTGCGCAGTGCGGTCGTTGCCTCGACGCTGTCGCAGTCGGCAAACTGAAAAAGCGCCATGTCGACATCGCTGCTGTCGGCCCGGGCAAACGGTGCCGTTCCCGGCTTACGCGGGTTGACACCGTAATAGACATTGCGCTTTTCCCGGTTGCGCGCCACCGCAAACGCGGCGGCCTCATCCAGGCCCGCCGGGGTGATCGGAAACAATTGCCCCAGCGTGATTTGCCCGTTGTTGTTGGTCCACGCGATCTCACACAGCCCACCGGGGTAGATGGCCCGCACCCGGCGGAACATGCGCTCCAGATGCTGACGGATGACCGCGATATTCGGCTCGAAAGCAGAGTGAATATTCTCAGCGTCAGCCTCGGGCACAGACGTCCCCCCCCCAAGGAGCGTTAGATGTCTTCCCAGATACCACGCAGCTTTAGCTTGTTGACGATGCGATCCAAAACAGCGTGTTGTTTAGGCGTTAGCTTTCCCCATTCCAGGATCGAACCAGAAATCGACTCAATAAACTCGTTTTCCCATGCAGACAGCGCTGCCGAGCGCTCCGCACATCTGCGGATCATGGTTGCTTCGTCGTCGTCGACAACCTCTTCCCAATCGGGTTCGGGCTGCCTCTGGTGGCTATAGCCAGATGAACTGTTACGAACTCGGATAATCAAATCGTCCCAGTCGAGCGCTCTGGCCTTTATCAGGTCATGCGCTCGACGGGCCGCAGAGGCGACTTCCCCGTCATGGTTACTGCTGAACATGCGCAGGATTTTGATCAGTTTGTCGCGATCGGCTTCAAACATGGACGGGGGTTCGCTAAAGGTCGCTCGGTTCAAAATTCCTCGGTCGATTCCTCTGCAGCAGGCCGCGTGTTATTGACCGGAGGCGGCACTTCCTGATCCGGGGTGTGCCCGATGCCGGCACCGGGCAGAGCTTCCGGCCGCGGCACCCATTTCGTGATTTTCAGGACCGGTTGATAATTGGTGCCAAATTTGCTCTTGACCGGTAGCACATTCTCACAAGTGACAACCGGCACTAGGCCTTTTCTGGCCTCGGCCGCATTCTCGTACTGATCCTCGTAAAGCGACTTGATTGCCGAGATTGCAGCGTTGCTGTTCGAGCGCAACTCGCGCAATCCGCCGAGCTTCTGCGGGCTGAACACGTTAACGCTAAACCCGCGACGGTGTTTAGGGCTCGGTTGCGGCTCGACTTTCCCGTTGTCCCATAAGGCTTCAGGGGCAGCGCCGTCGTTAAACAGCAGCCACCCCAGTTTGATATTCTGTAGATCAAACAGCGCGGTCATCTCGCGGACTTCCTGCTCGTCTCCGCTGTCGGTCTTGGTAAACCATCTCCCGGCTTTTGCGTCGAACTTCACATAGGGAATGAAATCCTCACTGCCGCGTGGCTCGATATTAAGAGGCATTGTTCGTGTCCTTTGCTCGCTTCACGCCGCAGATGCGCGCGGCCCGCTGACCGACCAGTGTTGTGCCAGTCGGAAATCTTGCGTGGCTTTGACCAATTGCTGACCCTGGGTGCAGAAGGGCAGAGCCGCGCAATAATCTGCGCAGCGCTTTTGTTCGGCGGGCCGCTCTTCGATCTCATAGCCGCGCCCGGCTTCTTCCAAAGCAACGGCAGCGGTGTCGCGATCATCGAACAGTTTGTTGGCCCGCCTGTTGCCGATCTTCCGCAATGCGTAGACGCTGGGTCGCTCCCACCGCTCGTCAGCCGAGCACTCCGGCAGGACGTGCTGTGCTGTCCCGTGGGCGATCAGGCGTTCCCTGATATAGGCCTCGGTGCGGTCGGGGGTCCATGTCTCGACCGGCATTATGAGGGCCGGTACTTGGGGGTAATCCTGGGTGTGCTTGGATTTGGCTTTCTGCCAATCCCGCAGGATCGCTACGATATCGAGGCGGCTGACCGTGTAGCCGTGCTCGCGCAGCATTAGCGCGTAGATGTTCTCCTGAGCTTCCCACTCCGGCTTAGCGCCGTCCTTGATGGCATAGGTGCTGGTGAGCTTGTAATCCTGGAGGCGGCCGTCTTCCTCCAGGACATAGCGGTCGAACGAGCCGCTGATCCGCCATCCGTGACGTTCGATAAATAATCTTTCCTCGCACCATGCTTGGTCGTCGGCGCGTTCCAGGATGCCGTGTGCGATCTGACCCATCAGAGCCCAGATGCGCTCGGCTACGTCTTCGGTGATTTCATCGGCGTGCTTGATTTCGAGGGCGCGTTTGCGTGCCGGTCCGATCAGGCTGGTAACGGAAATATGCGCGTCACCTTTAGAGTACCGATCATTGCGGACAGCGTTCTCGATCGAGCGCGGCAGGCCAAGTCGGTTGGTGAGTTTCACAATCCGATCTCTCGCTTGCATAGCCGAAAGACATCGTCCGCTTCGTCCGGCAGGGGGTCGTCGAATGGCACGAGTCCGGCCTTTGCTCTGATGCGAACAATGCGCTGCCCGACCATTTGTAGGGCTGTGAACCGGATGTCTTCCGGCGCGTTACGCAGCCAGGTGTAATTCTGGTCGCGCACATAGGCGACCATCCGACCGCTGTCTGCGATGCCGAAATGACCGAGAGTGGCGCTGAAGCGGCGCAGCCGGTTGCCGAATTCGGGCAGCGCGAACAGCCTCTCGTATTCGGCTGTCTTGGCGATGCGGTAGCTGCGGTACACCCGGTCGCGCTCTAGGAGCGCCTCGCGCGCCGGCTCGCTCATGGCGTGCCGTCCCACGGTCCGGTGCGGGCGGCCTCGCGCAGCCGGCGGGTGAGCACGGTGTCGATGGCGGCCTCGCTGGTGCGGGCGAGGACGAGCAACATGCGCTCGTAATCGCGCTTGAGTTTGGTGTTCGCGAAGCGCCACAGGTCGATTGCGAGCCCAACACTGTCGCGCGAAATGATCTCGTCGTAGATCGCCTCGGCGAGGTCGCGGTCGTGCTGGCTCACGCCGCCACCCCGCGCGCGACGGCATTAAATGTCCGTATGCCATAGAGCCCGATGAGCGCGGCTTCCGCGCGGCCGATGGCGTGCGCGCGGGTGCAGTAGCCGCGGCGCGCGGTCCACAGGCCAGCGTCTTCCGGCAGGAGGCGACCGGCGGCAGCCAGCGCCAGGGTTTTGCTGGCCTTGATGCCGTAGTGGCTTTTCCACTTGGCTGCGCTGACGATCTCGATCGGCCAGCCGTGGCAGGCGGCGATGGCTTTGATCGCCATGTAACGCTCGCCCAAGTGGAACGCCGAACTGGCGCCGATGCGGCGGCCGGGCCCGGCGTAAGGGTTCTGACGTTCGACCCACAGATGGCCGCAGCGGCGCTCGTCGAGGGCGGCGAGCAGCTCGTTGGCGAGGTCGCGGACCATCAGCTCGCCGCCTGCCATTGGCATGTCGACGATCGCCAAGACACGGCAGGTCTCGACGTCGATGAACGCGACCGCGCCATCGGCGCCCGGGTCTGCGCCGGCGATGATCATGGCCGGCTCCGGGGGAGGGGGTGGGTTGGGAACTTAGCCATCAACCCACCTTGCCTGCCCTGCCTGCCTGCCCGGCCCTGCCGCGCCACGCCTTGCCGAGCCGCGCCAAGCCTGCCATGCCTGC